GTCGATGAAAGGTAAGGTGGGTATGTATCAGAAGCTGCGGTCCGAATGGACTGTGACCGAAGATGCATACTTGCCTTTCGTTGGTATGATTAACCGTCATGCTGGCTTGAATAAGGTTCTTCGGAACCGAATTCGTAAGGCACTTGGGGATAATCTTCGCCCGTATTTATTGGCGTGTATACGTCAATATAAAAACGAGCATGGGGTTAAACCTAAAAATTTCGCTGACATCAGCGCGATTGCCTATAGACCTTTCATTACTATAGTACCCGGTTCCCGCTTTTCCAGCGTGCCCAAGGACACCAAAAAGCGGCGGCCCATTAACGTGGAGCCGTTGTAATATGTTGTTACAAAAGGCAGTTGGTATCAATATGAAATTGAAATTGGCTACGTCCGCCAAACGATCTTTACGAAGGTCAATTGCATCATGCGGAAATGTGCCGTGATACCGACTATGCGACTATCGACTTTTCAGCTGCGTCTGACAGTATTACTGTCGGATTGTTTAGCCTCCTATTTAATAGATTAGCAAGCTCAAAAGGCTTGCGGCGTTTATACCGCGATGTAATGCGGGTTAGGTCGGAGATGGTTCGTATTGCCAGTGACAAAAAAGGTATTGCCCCGGAAACGTACCAACGCTTTGCTGATGACAGCGGTGAAGCGTGGATGCACCAAACCATATTGTCTTCGATGGGAAACGGAACGACGTTTGAAGTACTAACGTCGGTCCTCCTGTCGATCGCTCGGGTCTTTGACCCAACCGCCCGTGTATATGGGGACGATGTGATTTTGGCCGCCGACCAGGCGGAACGTTTTATTGAGGTATGCGAATTAATCGGTTTCACCGTCAACCACGACAAGAGTTTCTGGAAGTATGACTTCCGTGAATCTTGTGGAACCTTCTACCAAGAAGGTTTCGGCGACATTCTGTCGTTCGAATTTGACGCTATTGAAAACGAGGAAACGTATAACGTAGCCTTGAACAAGCTACTCCTCTTAAAAAGAGCCTATATTAACAGTCCTTTCGAGAATTTGAGAGTGATTGCGAATATATGTTCGCGGGTGCGGCGACAGCTTTTAAACATCCATCCCGGTCTTGCTGGCCGGGGCCCTGTGCGGGACCGTGTATACGTGTTCCGTGACGGTCGCTTGGTAAGCGTCGTCGAGGGAGGTTATATTATGGATGAAGAAGGAGCGTTATCGCCACCAGTTGTACCCTCTTTCCTGAGGAGGGAGTTCCCGGGATATAACCCGATTGATGTTGTCTTGAAGCAGTGGAACCTTGCGAGGCCCACGCGGTACTTCCGAGCTCTCTACGAAATCCCTAAGCTGGCCAGTAAAGCCAGTCGGGAAAGTATTGGAGTGGAGCGATACGCCAC